ACGTGGGGGCAGGGACGCAGTTTTACCCCCATACCCCCCCTTTTAGCCCGCACGCGACTGTTAGTGGCGTGTAAAACACTGCTATATGATGCCCAACCGGGGCAAACTGGGCTCACTGTCTTTCACTCAATCTACACCAATCTGTCGGCGTTACAATTCTTATCAATAATTATAGCTGGTACGATATCGTATCACAACAGATTAGCGCTGTTAAGTATTCACAATCATCATAGCGCATACATAATAGACAACGCAGCACTAATATATTAACAACAGTACTAATAGTTATTAACTAACAACAGCTCAATACTCTTAACCTATCCATCAGTGGACAGTTGACAAGGTGAACACCAAACCACCCAAAGCGCTTGAGGCTGTGCCATACTTACTAAGTCAAGGGGAGAGAAGCAGCAACACTCTCTCACTTGTGGACAATCTACAAGCTGTCCACCTTTCCAACCAAACCGCTTCCAAGTCTGCTATGCTTACAGCATCAACAAACAAGCACTACCCAATCCATTTGACAAAGCCTTACTACGTTGCGACAGAACTCAACGACTATCTTGAGACTGAGCTTGAAACTGACTCTATCTTTGAATCACTCTGTAAGTATTACGAACTACTGAATGATGCTGAGTATTACGATGAAGTTGAGCTTGGTACTTATGTCAATGATGAGATGTCTCCTCTTCTTTCTTCTATCCACTAATGAACAATCTATTATCTCACTAAGCCTTAGCTAAGGTTTTCTGAGGTATTAATTACCTCACTATTCTATACTCACACTCACACAATGCAAGCATCATTCCTCTACGCTAACGACTACAACTCTTCAGCTGTTGAGTCAGTCGGTATCAGTGAGGCTACCAATCAAGTCAAAGTCACATTTAACGGTGGCAAGACTTATCTCTACAGCAACGTCTGCAGTGATTGCATCTATCAACTCACACTTGGCAGTGTTAAGTCACTTGGCAAGTGGGTAAGCGAAGCACTCGTTAACAATGAAGTTGATTACCTTCAACTTGCTTGAGCTTCACTAACTCTTTATTTATTCATCCTATCTATCCACTAATGTTCAATCCATTCGCTATCAACACCGTTCAACGTCCTTCTGCAGCTGTCAACAACATCAGCACTGATTTAGTCAATGCTGAGGTTTACGTTGAGTACAGCAACGGAGAAGCCTATGTTTACACTAACGTCTCACGCCGAGCTATTCTAAACCTCTTGATTCAAGACAACATTTCACTTGGTTTCTGGGTTAATCATAACCTACTGTATTGCGACGCTAAGTGTGCAACCTTCGGCAGCTGTGAGCATCTCGCAGCGTTTGCTTAAGTACGCACTAACATTCACACTCAACCAAACTCACTAACATTTTCCCCTTATGACTTCTGAATCTACAGTGTTGCTCACTGGTAAAGAGCGTGATGATTACATCAAACAACATTTCCCCTCTTCTTTACCATTTACTGGTGACGACTTACTTACATTTGTCAATGAAGCAAACGCTTCATATGAAAAGCAAGGTATTCCAGCAAATAAAACAGATATGGCTAAGGCGGCTGGATATGAGAAAGACGGCAAAATACGTTGGACTGATTTTTATATGGCATTAATGGAAGCTAAAGGTATGCCAAAAATAGACTCTGATGATAAAGAGTATGATGATTGGCACGTATCACTTGAAGAGCAAGATAAAGAGTTAATTGATGAGATTCAAGAAATGTGCGGTGACTTTAGTAACTACACACCCGAAGAATGTCGTGAGTTTATGGATGAACTCAGCTCATTAGGTATCACCACAGCATCACAGTTTGAAGATGCTTTGCAATATCAGACAGAAAGTTATAACGCTTGCGCTGAGTTTGCAGAAGAACAAGCTGAAGCGTATGGATGCACTACATTCATTGATATGCCTTGGGTTGTTATCGATTGGGAAGCAAGTTGGGAACGTAACTTAAGATACGACTATTCAACACTGGAATTTAAAGGTGTTACTTATTTCTTTTCAAACTACTTCTGATTAGTTCTTATTAATCTATCTATCCACTAATGCAAAGTAATACTAACAGCTTGTCTATTAGTATTATTTTTTTTGCTCACATCAACCTCTTCACACTCACCAAGGACGCAGCTATGCAACTAATCATCCACCACCGTGGCAAAGACACAAGAATCAAAAAGCCTTTGGTGATGGAGAAATTGTATCAGCAACTAGGAGCCGCGGCCACGTACACATCACCTTCATCAAATGACTATTACTGAACGTAATTACATGCAAACCAGGCTACGTGAGGAGATGTATCGCAACGCCATTGTTGAAACAAGTTGATTGGTGTCGATGAGATTATGTCTACAACTCAACAGAGAATACAAAGAACAAAACCTAAACCTTTATGGAGATGTTTGCAAGATTTAGCTGAGCATTCTAAGTAATGACTATTACTGAACGTAATTACATGCAAACTAGGCTTGAGGAGATGTATCACAATAAGTTGATTGGTGTCGTGAATCAGATTCTACAACTCAATAGGGAATACAAAGAACAGAATCTAGACCTTTATAAGGAGATGTTCAAAAATGCCAACTGAAACCACAATCATCCTTGCCGTTGTTGGAATGCTTGGGCTATTCGCTACGGCTACAGTTTATCAACGTTCCAATCGTATCACTTCACGTTATTACGGAAAGAAATGACACCAGCATTCATCAATTATCTAAAGACTAAATACAAAAACTTACAACGTATCATACAACAACATGAACACAGAAAAGCCAAGCACTAAAAGTATTGATGATGATTACTTCATCAAGAATGCAATTAGTTGTTGGTTACATCATTTCCCAGATCATAAGTGGGCACCTATTTATCGCGACTTAAGGAATCGCGACACGTTCAATCAATCGGAGCCACCTATTGCAACATCAAGACCAGCACGAAGACGTAAACCAAAAGTATAACTTAGATTCACACTCACCGCAAGAGTATCAAGTAACGCTGTCCAGTGGTGAAAAGATGTACATCTTAGCCGCCGATTCCATGGACGCAGCTTATTCAGCATTGGAATTGTCCGAAGACAGGCACTCAAAACTACTTAATGTGAGGATCGTAGATGAATGGTAACCGTAAACGTAAAAAGTACTTTCCAAATAATTGGAAGAAGTACAGGGACGCACCTGCCGAGATGTTTGAACAGCATCTATTTTTAGACATTATGGACTGGAAAGTTTCGGGTTGGGAGTTACCACCAGATGTGTGCTGCATTATCAGAGCAACACATCTCGAAACAAAGAAAGTCAAAGAGTACGTCTACAAGCGGCACAGTGCAGCAGATAAAAAGCTTGTCGAGTTCTGCAAAGCAAAAACACATGACCTATGTATCACCACCCATGAATCACAGCATTACATCGGACCAAACCCAATCGGAGAAGAAATCGACTATGAAGAGTTCGACCTTTAATTTCTTAGTTGATACACTTTATGAAGAAATCTTAATGCATGACCATAAAGATGAACTTCTCACACTCATGACGCACAAATGAAAGATGACACAATTCTTAGTTGCGTTAGATAACGGATAAATCTTGCACTATTGGGACCATGCGTGATTATGGTTCTCACAGGTATGCAGTTGGTGCATTTAATTGAAGCGTGTCGTCGTACAGCTGTCAGACCAAGATGCACAAGTTTAAAACTGTATGCAGCCAAATGGGGTTTGACTCTTATCTCAAGCACTTGAGGAGATGTCAAGGTCACACATCCACGGATCTGCTGCTGTTTGTTCTTTTGCCCGTGACTTACTTAGCAATGAAGATGTACCAATTGATAAACGCGCAGGTAAAGAATGTTTCGGTTTTAAATGCCGCTGCTGTGCTTATACACTGATGTGTCGTACAGGACTGTATCAAGGTGATTGGAAAATAGATGATCGTTACAAACATTTATTGATCGAGAATGAAGATGAAATCCTCCCTTCTTAAGTAAATCTGCTGTTTAATTAAAGAGCCACACCAAGGACACACATGAACATTCTCTCCTTTGGAGACTTCTATCTCGGCATCGATAAGGAATCCTTTACTGATGTCTCTATCCACTTGTGGAGGATCAGGCTAGAATGTGGTGGTCCCAAACCCTTACATCATGGACCCGTTAAGGGGACTCGTTACAGACGACGACGCCCTTGCCGTCTTCAAGGCGATTGAGATTGTCAGACTCTTAACAGATGATGGCAACATGCCCTTACAGGCATTGCAATGCTTTCTCTATGTCTGCTCCCATGACAAATGCCATAAGGCACGAATGGAGCAAGACTTAGGTTTAAGCACTGCATCAGGCAGCCGTAACACTGATTACTTATGTAGTCAGAACAGATATAGGACAGCGGGACTCAACCTAATCACCAAGGAGGCAGACCCTTTAAATCAACGTAGATTACAACTACGACTGACACCGCTTGGTGTTCGCATTAAAGACGAACTACTGAATGAATTAAATGGACTTCACAATCATTCCGGCAACGGAATACAAGAAGCCTCAGAAAATAAGTAAGTTTTCTCAAGGCTTCAATCACACCCTTCAAACATTACCTACATGGCGTGAATCTGAACTACCTACTGGTAATCAGAACAACATTAGGAACTACTACAAGCTAAGAGACATTTGGGGTGACCCTCCACTTGTGGACATTAATCATGACTTTGTTCATGAAACCATTGCTGAGTTAATTGAAAGTACTGGGAACAGTACAAGCACAGCTAACCGTGCAATCTCTACAGTTAAGAAAGTACTAACGCTATGCGCTAGAAGTGGTTACTTACAAGGTGTACCTGTCATTGAGAAACTCAAAGAAGGTAAACGTAGACGACCTGAATTTTATTCAAAATGTCAAGTAGATCGTCTTGTACAGATTGCCCAAGGACGTGGCGATGATGCTTTAGCTCAAGCTATTGAGTTAAGTGCTTACAGCGGACTAAGGCAAGCTGAATGTAGACGTTTGCATGTTGATGACATTGACTGGCGTAACAACGTCATGTTGGTAGGAGGTACAGCAGCTACACGCACTAAAGGTCGTAACTACCGAGAGGTTCCCATTCATCCACGACTGACGCCATTGCTTAAGTCAAGGACAGGAACTGATCGTGGATATCACGACATCATCTTTGATGAGTTCCCTAACCAATGGAACTTGCATCGCAGATGGAAGCACGTACTGCGTCTTATGAATGACGAGGATCGTACTGTCACTGACAAGCACTACTGGAAGACGTTACGTAACTCTTTCATTACGTGGGCATTAGACGATGGTGTTCCTTCTATGAAGGTCAAAGGTTGGGCTGGACACTCTTCAATCACTGTGACTGAGGGTTACTACAGCCAAAACAACAGCCAAGACCATGACCTGATGTCACAACTGTAGTTGCGACTATCAAGACAGAAAAACAGGTTTACCGCACCTGTACAGCTTCAAAACCCCTTGTTCAGATAGACTGAAAACCCAGTGGGGGCGTGGCGGAATCGGTAGACGCACGCGACTTAAAAAGGCGTGTTTCTACTGATTCACATGCGGACAGATCAAGGACGCATCCGTCACACTCACTGCGCTGCAGTCTTGTCCACTTGTGAATAGGGAAAAAACGAATCTAGTGCGTCTAGCGCAAATTATTTAGATGCCAACACCAGCCCAAATCGATGAGCAAATCAAGCTCGAAAGGGAACAGATCAAACAAGGCTTAGAACGCCTCAGAGACAACACGGTCAAGCTTCAGGACAAAGAGTATGCAAGTGCTTCTGTCTATGGCTGTAGCTCCATCCAAGAGCTGTTACCGAAGGCCATTGAACAGATCAAGAGACACTGCTGCTAGATTAATGAAGGCGGGATGGTTGGTAAGCCTTTTGTTGAAATCAAGAAATTTCTTGCCGACATCGAACCAGAAGCAGCAGCTGCCATTGCTTGCAAGGTGACCTTTGACAAGGTGTTCTCAAGCAAGCCAAAAGCAAACCAGCTTCAGAACGTCACTGATGCCATCGGTAAAGCCATAGAGGATGAATGCACCATCCGCCACTACGAAACCAACTGCCCTGGTCTCCTACACACTGAAGGAGAACTATTGGCACCGATCAATCGGTACAGAACAAAAGGTAGTGGTCATCAAAACATTGATGAAACGCTACGAAGTTGCAGCATTGGCAACCTTGGGGGACGAGCCAACCGAATCAAATTGGTGGCTGGCTGCTTGACTGCATCATTCGGGCCAGCGGTTGGTTTGACAATGAACTGATAAGGGAGGGAACGTAAAACACATCAATTCATTGTTCCCACGCCTGAATTTTTAAAATCAGAGATGAAGTCATGGCAACTGCTGAGTTATTCAGCCCACTTGCTTGGCCGATGCTCATTGAACCAAATGACTGGACTAACGAAAGACAAGGTGGATACATCCTTAAATGAGATAATGAAGGGAACAACATGGTGCGTAGGTCAGCATCCCTGCCTGTATACAGGGGGAAACACCAATCACCTTTTTGAACCATATTCAGAAGGTTGCTTACACACTAAATCCATTCATTGTTGGTGTTGCTGAGACGCTACAAGAACGTGGTATTGCTATTGGTAAGTTTGTCCCTGTTGTAGAATTACCTCTACCCAATAAGCCGTTAGATATTGCTGAGAACTTTGATTCTCGCAAAGACTATCGACGTAAAGCAGCTGATGTAATGAACATCAATGCTCAACAATTTAAAAGGTCATGCCGTACACGAATGACCATGAACGCAGTCAAAGTATTTAAAGATAAAGAGAAATTCTTTATTCCTTGGAGTTTTGACTACCGAGGACGTGCTTACCCAATTCCTGCATTCTTAACACCACAAGATACAGACTTCGGTAAAAGTTTATTGCTCTTCGCAGAGAAAGCAACAATGACTTACGAAGCAGAAGACTGGCTACGCTTTCAAGTAGCTACGACTGCTGGTAAGGATAAAGAAACGATGGAAGATCGTATCAACTGGACTAGTCACAATCACTCGCTAATTACACGTGTTGCAACTGACCCAATTGGAAACCTTTCAGACTGGGAGGAGATCGATGAACCTTGGCAATTCCTTGCCGCTTGTACATGAGTACTATCATACTTGCATTTTGTGTGACAGAAACTACACAAACTTACCTGTTGCCATTGATGCAACGTGTTCAGGATTGCAAATCCTTGCAGGTCTCGCTAGGGACGCCAGTACAGCAAAACTTGTTAATGTCTTGCCTAGTGAGAAGCCACAAGATGCCTACAAGGTAATAGCAGAACAAGCTAAACCTAATGTTCCTGAATCTATCCGTCCACACATGGATAGAAAGACTACAAAAGACAGTTATGACAGTTCCTTACAACGCAAAACCTACTCAAATAGAGGGTACATACGTGAAGCTTTGAAAGAGAAAGGTGTTGAAATTGAAAAAGAAGATCTAACAGAAACAGTCAATGCTGTACGTGGAAGCAATGAATGTCATTGTTCCCGGTCCTATGAAGGTAATGAAATGGATAGAGAAAGAAGTAGGTAATGCTATCGATCGTGGTGAACAAGAAATTCAATGGTGTACACCATCAGGTTTTATTGTCACACAACGATTAATGAAACCACTTGTAGAAACTATTGAATTACAACTACTAGGTAGATGTCAGGTCAAAGTAGCTACAGAAGAAGGAGACAAGTAGATAAATCACACCATAAAAATGCAACAGCACCGAACCTTATTCATTCGCTTAGATGCAAGTCTCCTCCACCTATCTGCAATACGCTTCAACGCTCCGTTGGCCCTCATACACGACTCGGTTTTATGTCGTGCTACTGACATGTCTACTCTTTCATCCATTGTTCGTGAGACATACATGCACTTATTTGCAGAACAAGATTACTTAACGTCTTGGGCTGCACAAATCGGAGCTGAAACCGAACCACCGATTATTGGACACACTTAACCCTGAGTCAGTAATTGAATCCACATATTTTTTCTGTTAATGACACGCAACACATTCGTAACACCAGAGCCTGTTGTCCTTGAAGGATATCAAGCTGTAATGACACCTTCTAAATTTGGCTATTCTCTTGCCGCTATTGTTGACAAGAAATGGTAGATCAACTAGAAGATGACCGTACTGAATCCCTTAAGTGGGCTGAATCAAAACTAAAGAATCCAAAGCGTTCAGTACTTAAGCCTGAACCTTGGGAAGAACTAAGTAAAGGAAAATACAAAGTAAAGTTCTCTTGGAATGAAGATACACGTCCACCTGTAGTAGATACTGAAGGTACGTTAATTACTGATGAACGTCTTCCTATCTACAGTGGTTCAAAAGTAAAGCTAGCACTCTTATCAAAAGCCTTACATCCTTCGTGATGGTGTCACCTATGGCACAAGTTGAAGCTGAAAGGTATTCAACTGTCTCACTGTCAATCATCAGCAGGTGTTGATGTAGGAGATATGTCTACTGAAGATGTTGCTGAACTGTTTGGCACAACAGCTGGATTCAAGGTATCAGATACCAAATGTTGTGTCAGCTGAACCTAGTTCTGTGGAGGATGACAATGATTTTTGAATACGACCACAACGACTAGGACTCAACGCTAACAGTGGCTACCTTTACCGATAGATACAAAGCTGATCGCAATGATTTCAAATATGAAATGCGAAGAGCTGTATCTGAGATCGTTGAAGAGATCATTGATCTAATAATGGCTTTTCGATCAGGACTTGAAGAACGAGTAGCTGATCTTATGTGTGAGTTGGGTGTCAAGTATGAATATGAATCTACTAAGGTTCCATACAATCATCCAACATATTATACGCCTGACTTTTTATTACCTAATGGCATCTGCTGGAGTGCAAAGGCTATTGGGATAGTGACGACAGACGTAAGATTAAGAAACGTAAAAGAACAGCATCCTGAATTAGATTTACGTATGGTATTTCAATCTCCATACAACACTATAAGTCTAAGAAGTCTAAGACAACCTATGCCGCAAAGTACTGCGACAAGTTAGGTATACCTTGGACATCATTTCACAACATACCAATCAATGGTTCATGTAGAGAATGAGTTCGTAGAACATATTCCATGTCCAGAGTGTGGCTCATCAGATGCAAATAGTTTGTACTCAGATGGTCACACCTTTTGTTTTAAATGTCATGCACGAACGCATGGCAACAATCAAACCACTCACAATCATCAAGTGTCAAATGTTCAACTACAAGGATCAGCCAGACGGCTGCAATCAAGAGGAATTTCTGAACGTACCTGTGAACTATTCAAAACCTACAAAGATGGAGAGATCCTACGCCACTATTATTTCGACAGTTCTGGAAAGGTTGTCGGAGCAAAAGTAAGGACTAAAGACAAGTCATTCCGATGTGAAGGAGAAGTCAATTCCCTATTCGGGATGCAGAACTTCAGACATAAAACAGCTAAAGATCAAAAGCTAATCATTGTTGAAGGTGAAATGGATGCAATGAGCGTCTATGAATGTCAACCTTGGCCTGTTGTCTCCATCCCAAATGGTGCAGCTGCAGCTAAGAAAGCCATTCAAAATAACTATGAATGGATCAATCATTACGACAAGATAGTTATATTCTTTGATAACGATGAGGCAGGTCAGAAGGCTGCTAAAGAAGCCGCTAGTGTATTACCACCTAGCAAGACTTTCATAGGCTTTCTAGACGATTACAAGGACGCCTCAGAGGCATTACAAGCTGGTAGATACTGAAGCAGTACGAGCAGTATGTAATTACAACCATACACAATATCAACCTGACGGCATTGTTGATGCCAAAACTCTTTTAGAGCTAGTAACTACACCTCACCACCATCTGATCATGACTACCCATTTGAAGGACTCAATAAGCTATTACACGGGATCAGATATGGAGAGCTTGTCACGGTTACTGCAGGTTCTGGGGTCGGAAAAAGCTCCATTCTCAGAGAGATATGTGCTTACCTTCTCAGCAAAGGAGAGCGGTGCGGTTACTTGGCGCTTGAAGAATCAAACAGAAGAACAATGCACTCGGACTTATGTCAGTCGCCGCTCGAAAGTCTCTACACCTCGGAGAGCAACAACGAGGCGAGCTGACAGAGATCTTTGATAACACATTGCTAATTGGAACCTTCATCTTATTTGATGGTTTTGGTAGCTATGACCCTGATCATATCTACAACCGCATTGAATACATGGCGGCTGGTTTAGATACAAAAGTCATCTTCCTTGATCACTTATCAATTCTACTTAGTGGACTTGAAGGTGATGAACGTCGAATGATTGATACAACAATGACAAAACTTAGATCATTAGTTGAACGAACAGGTATCGCTTTATTTCTTGTATGTCATACAACAACACCCCCTAATGGACAATCACATGAAGAAGGCGGCAGAGTGCAACTCAGAAGCCTTCGAGGCAGTAGAAGCATCGGTCAATTAGTGATGCAGTTATTGCACTCGAACGAGATCAGCAGAGCGGATCTGAACGAGATGCTACGACAGTGCGAGTCCTTAAAAATCGCTATTCAGGCGAAGTTGGCGAAGCTGCCAACTGAAATACGACTTAGAAACTTGTAAATTTAATGAAACAGCAGCAACAGCAGAGTTTAACGAAACAGATTCGACCAAGCAATGAACGAAGAGTTCATTAAAGATTTCGTAAACCTAACTTCCACCTACAGCTGAAGCAATAGAAAAGGCTCAGTTTGTAGATAAAACATACCAATGGACTAATGCTCGTATTCGATCTGGAGACTGACGGACTACTTAATGATGTTACCAAAATCCACTGCCTTGTTATTTATGACAGCGAGACTGACACACCATTATCTACAACGATCAAGGTAATCAAGAACCGATTGTTCACGTAGAGGTATTCAAAGACTTAGAAGATGCTGATGTCCTAGTAGGTCACAACATCATTGGTTACGACATACCAGTAATCAAGAAATTTATCCGTGGTTTGAACCAACAGCTTTTGTATTAGACACACTTCTTCTTTCACGTCTGTATCACACAGACATGATGGAAGTAGATAAGAAGCGAAACAAATCAAACATGCCTTTCAATTACGTGGACGCCATTCATTGGAGTCATACGGCTACAGGCTAGGTGAATACAAAGGTGAGTTTGGTAAAACCACAGATTGGCAGGAATGGTCACCAGAGATGGAAACCTACTGCGCCAAGATGTAAACGTCACAGTCAAACTATGCGACCACTTCCACAAATACCTGAGTGGGTCAAACTAGAGCACCAAGTTGCTCAAATATTAACTAACAACAACTACATGGATGGTACTTTGATGAACGCGCTGCATGGAAACTTGCATCGTCTCTCAGAAAAGAACTTGAAGAAACTCATCAACTATTACGTAACAGGTATCCTTTCGTTGCCGGATCAGTATTTACTCCTAAACGAAATAATCGGACCCAAGGCTATGTCGAAGGTGCTCCATTCACACGCCTAAAAGAACTAAATCCCACATCAAGAGATCATATTGCATGGATTCTGCAAACATTCATGGCTGGAAGCCAACCCAGATGACAGCTACTGGGAAGCCGATTATCGACGAGACTGTATTGAAGGAGATGGCTGCATCAGGTGGGCCATCAGATTGCTTTGGAGTTTCTGAAATGTCTCGATATTACGAAGAGCTTGGGGATGATCTCCGAAGGCACCAACGCATGGCTCAAGCTATGTACGACTGCTAATCGTATACATCACCATTGTTCAGTTGCAACAGTAACTCATAGATGTGCTCATCGAAATCCAAACTTAGCCCAATGTAAAAGTGATGATGAATTTAGGAAACTATTTACAGCAACGCCAGGTCAAGTTATGGTTGGGGCTGATCTTAGCGGCATCGAGCTTAGGATGCTCGCGCATTACCTTGGACGATGGAGTAACAACTTTGCGAGACACCTTCCTCAATGGAGACATTCATCAAGTCAATGCAGATAAGGTCGGAGTTTCTAGACGACAAATCAAAACTATTTCCTATGCCTTCATCTATGGAGCAGGAAATCAGAAAATTGGTATGTCCTATGACCCTCTATTAAATGAGACACAAGCTAAGAAGAAAGGTAAAGAGATTAGAGAAGCATTTGTTTCTGCAATTGATGGACTTTCGGAATTACTTGAAGCGATTAAAGAGGCAAGTAAGAAAGGCTATATCAAATCAATAGATGGGCGTCACATCAAAGTTGACAGTCCACACAAGGCATTAAACATGCTTTTGCAATCATCCGCAGCTGTAGTCGCAAAGCGTTGGATGGTAATTACAAACGAAACTATTAAACAAACTGGGTTGTGTGCATCACAACTCGCATTTATACATGACGAATTACAATACGAATGTTCCCCTGAACACGCAGCTGACTTATCAACATCCTTGGTATTTAGCAGTCTCGCAGCTGGAGAATACTACAACTTACGAATCCCCATCGAAGCGGAAGCAAAACAGGGAGGAGACTGGTCAGAGGTCCATTAATGAAACTACTCATTGATGCTGACTACATAGTCTACAAAGCCTGTGCAGGTGCAGAAGAAGATATTGATTGGGGTGATGATGTAATTACTGTAGTCAGTAAGATTCTCTGAAGCATTGAAGAATGTAGAACGTGACCTAACAAAGATCAAGAATGAATTTGTATGGGACGTACCTGAAATGATTCTTTTCTTTAGTGACTCTAAGAATTTTAGGAAGAAAATTTATCCCGATTACAAGGGTCATCGAAATCGTAAGAAGCCTTGTGGTTACAGAAAAGTTATCACACAGCTAGCAGAACGCTATGAAGTTATCAAGTACCAACGCTGGAAGCAGATGATGCTATGGGTATTTATGCAACAGCTCACATTGATAATATTATTTGTAGTCCTGACAAAGATATGCGTCAGATACCTGGCAAACTATTTGACATGAAAGAGTTGACCACGATTGATCCTGATTGAAGGTGCTAAGTGGCATCTTATTCAGACATTAGCCGGTGACCAAACTGATGGCTACAGCGGTGTGCCTGGTATTGGAATCAAACGTGCAGTTGCTTTGTTTGAAGAGGACGGTTACACGTGGAAGACAGTAGTCAAAGCTTTTGAAGACAAAGATCTTACAGAAGACGATGCACTAATGAATGCACGACTAGCACGAATCCTTACTTGTAACAGACTATGACCCAATCGAACACACCGTCATTCCTTGGACCCCCACCCCCGATTATCGAGCCGACAGTTGAGCAGTCATTCAAGCTGCGAAGACTAGAAGATCTTTTACCTAAGGCAGATAAGGAAGACATCATCACATTATTCATGGCGTTACAACGTCAGAACTTTGCCTTAGCTAATACCGTATCCAACCTAGTTAAAACAATGGCCAACTCACCTGCCTACTACACCAGAGGCTCCATCGAATGCTGGGACTTCATAAGAGACCAACAACTAAACTATCACCTTGGCTGTGCAATTAAATATATCTGCCGTGCTGGTCATAAAGACAGTAAAGTAAAAGATTTAAAAAAAGCAATCCACTATTTAGAGAATGAACTATACAACACACTCAAACATTGATGGATCAGGCGGAGGAATTCCGCGTCAGCTTACAATCTTACGACGAATGGGAATCAGAAGCAAAGGTGTCAGAAGGCTTTGATTGATGAGGAGTGGAGTGAGTTCCATGAAGCATTTCATTTAAAGGATGAGTGTGAACAACTTAAGGAGTTAGCAGACCTTGTGTATGTCTGCTTTCAGATGGCTGCATCCCAAGAGTGGGATCTAGATGAAGCCATGCGAAGAATACACAGATCAAACATGTCCAAGCTGGATCAAGACGGTAAGCCGATCTACAGAGCTGACGGCAAAGGTTCTTAAAGGACCAAACTACGCTCCACCAATTTTAGACGACTTAATTTAATGACTAATTTAATTTCCCGTACAGGACGGGTTCAATCTTGGATTGATAATCCTAAAGGAAGGTTACCTGTCAGCTGCACAGTGTTTGTAGTTGAAAATGAAATGGAAGGTAGCAAATGGAATCGAGGCCAGCTGGCGCTTCGCTAGTCACGCCCTACGTTTCGGTGCAGGTTGTGCAATCCATCTATCAAAACTAGATCCTAAGGGGTATGTACGTCCTTCAGGTGTTATGGCAAGTGGACCTGTAAGTTTCGGTAAAATTTATTCTTCACTAAATGAGATTCTACGACGGGGTGGGCATTATAAAAATGGTGCAATTGTTTTGCATCTCGATTTATCCCACCCAGATGCTATTGACTTTATTACTGCTAGTAGAGCCGAGTTACCTTGGGTCAAACGATGCATCAACATCACTGAAGAGTGGTGGCAGGATTGTACGTTCAAGGAAGAACTACTTTATGGAATCAAGTCAGGAGACATCTGGCTAAACAAAGTTAAGTATGACAATGAAGGAAACAGAATCAGAGGCAACGTATGCTTGGAAGTATACCTGCCCTCACGCGGAACATGCTTGTTGCAGCATGTCAATCTATCTGCCTGTGAGTTCGGGAATATCTCGCGAGCTTTTGTTGAAGGTATGTCGGAATTGTGTGCCCTCCACTCAGAACTGGCATCGGTGATAGTGGGGAGAATATCTTAAACCAGAAGTCGACAGACAAGTCGGACTGGGAATGCTCGGACTTGCCAACTTGCTACGAAGGTACGGCATAACGTACCGGCAGTTTGGTAAGCATTGTCTCAATACAATCGTGGAGAGAGTGTACGCACACCAGCCTTTGAGTTAGTGTCAGAGATTGCCTCCGGCATTAACCAAGCAGCACAGATAGCAAGGAATATAAAATGGTACGTGCATTTGCTATTGCACCTACCGCATCGTGTAGCTATAGGTCAGAAGATCTAGATGGCTTCACTGCTACACCAGAGATTGCACCACCTATCAGCAGAACAGTTGACCGTGACAGCGGCACATTCGGTGTACAAACATATAACTATGGCGATGTAGAGATTGCTTCAGAAGTTGGCTGGGATGCTTATAAGCAAGTAGCTGATGGAATGATGACATTACTTGATCGCACAGGACTTCTTCATGGTTACAGCTTCAACTCTTGGAGTGACGTGGTGACCTACGACAATGAATTCGTGGAAGAGTGGCTTAGGTCTCCGCAAACTAGCCTCTATTACTCACTACAAGTAATGGGTGATACACAAGATAAGACTGATGCATATGCTGCACTTGCAGAAGATGTAGAAAATTATTTGGAGGACATTTTAAATGAAGAACTTACAATGTGATTGTCAAGAATGAACCCTTACGAAAACTACTAAACAGAAAACGAAAATGGACACCAGTCCAGACAACTGCCGGTACATGCAAGGCAGGGGCGGAAGAGACGGTACTCCGTGCTCTTGCGTTGCGACATATGGAACTACCTGTGGGAGATTTTATCCGTGATGCATTGGTTACCGACGTACCAAAGCTATCGAGGGAGTTACTGGAATCAAATGTCAAAGACGAAGAAAACCACGACTTGGCACTTGGTTACATTGCCAATGCTTACGGGGTTGACCAAAAGGCTGAATCGGAAGCTATACGGCTCACGGATGCTTGGACAGCGCATCCAGATCACACGATCCTCAAAGCAATGGTTGCCGAACGTGCAATTTTCTTCGTTCTTTTACCATTCTTTCGCGCTAATGGTGACGCTGGAATGCGAACAGTAAGTGCGGATATAAGTAGAGATGAACAAATTCACGTTGCTGCCAATAGTCTTGTTTGTCGGAGCTGGGGCTTAGTCAGTCCTTCTCTTGATAAACTCCGCAAGGCAACTATCAATTGGGTGATGCAACCACTCGGTAATAGTGCCGATAAATATTTAGATAAAAAATTTTGGCTGGATTCCAGTGATCGCTTGATGTATGAAGGTAAAGCTCCTGAGCTTTCTTTTACTAAGTCAGCACGGATGCCAGCATTCTTTGAGCATAGTAATGTCAACCTCCCTCAATATGCTTGACAACAATTAGAACTAATGAGTTTTATTAATACATACGGCGGTCGTGGTCTCGGTGCACTGGATAGAGCACTAGCCAATAACAATATGACCATCCGTGATGCATCAAGGAAATCACAACAGCAAGGATTTGCATTTGGTACATTAGCGCAACAAAAAATTAATCAATATTACAATACACATATTGGTCAATTTGGTGGCAACACAAACGCTAATTCGGCTGGTTTGTCATCAGTACAAAGGGCGGTTGCTACTGGTATGGATCCGCTAGCAGTACAAGCTAGGGGACAAGCCGAAGGGATTAATTGGGGACCAGCTGCACAGGATTACTTTGCTTCACTAAATAAAAAAGATGAAGGTATTGATGTAGCAGGCATCTTGGCAAATAATCAGTCACAACTGGATGCTGTACAGAGCCGCTTCCAATCACAGATGACTGCTTTGCAAAATAGTATGGCTCAACAGCAGCAAACATATCAGAATAATTTGTCTGAAATGAAGAATACTTTGACTGCACAACAGAATCCTCAGACAAGAGAGAGTGTGCTTGGAGTCAAAGGTGCTGCACCAGACAGTTCAAATACTGCAAAACTGAATCGACAAGGTATGAAAGGTTCATTTGCACGTACAGGATTGAGAATTAAATCCCTTAATATTTAAATTAAATGTCAGCAAGAACAAGGTATGACTATTTAGCAAGCGACCGTTCCCAATTCCTAGAAGAAGCACGTCAAGCATCAGAGCTTACCCTTCCATATTTAATCCGTGGACATGAAGAACACATGTCAGGTATGAAACAACTTAAGACTCCTTACCAATCAGTAGGGGCGAAAGGTTGTGTGACATTAGCAAGTAAATTAATGCTTGCATTGCTACCTGTACAGACTAGTTTCTTTAAGTTACAACTAGACGAAAGTCAACTCGGTGAACAATTCCCACCAGAGATGAAATCAGAACTTGATCTATCTTTTGCAAAGGTAGAAAGAATTATTCTGGAATCAATCTCTGCGTCGGATGATCGAGTTGCAGTACACCAAGCATTACTACATCTTGTAGTAGCAGGTAACGCTCTAGTTTATATGAGTAAGTATGGACTTAAGGTATATCCTCTGAATCGCTACGTTGTGGATCGGGATGGCAACGGTCAAGTGATTGAAATAGTAACCAAAGAACGAATTTCAAAAGACTTGATTGAGAGTCAATTACCTAAAGAGGTATTGGAAACAAATCAAGTAACAGATGAGAATGAGTACAGTGATGACGTAGATGTTTACACGCATATCAAACGTGATAACAATAGATACGTCTGGCATCAAGAAGTAAATGACAAGGTACTAAATGATTCAAAGGGTAAAGCACCCCTTGATATCAATCCTTGGATTCCATTGAGATTCAATACTGTTGATGGTGAAGGCTACGGACGTGGAAGAGTAGGTCAATTCATTGGTGATCTTAAGTCACTTGAAGGACTCTCTCAGGCACTAGTAGAAGGCTCTGCAGCAGCTGCAAAAGTAGTATTTACAGTATCACCTTCAAGTACAACTAAGCCTTCCACACTGGCAGCAGCAGGCAATGGAGCAATCATTCAAGGAAGACCTGATGACATTGGTGTCATTCAAGTTGGTAAGACAGCTGACTTCAGAACTGCTTATGAAATGGCAGGAACTTTAGAACGCAGACTTAGTGATGCATTCTTAATTATGAACATCAGGCAGTCAGAACGCACTACAGCTGAAGAGGTGCGTATGACTCAAATGGAACTGGAACAACAACTTGGCGGATTATTCAGCCTTCTAACTGTTGACTTCCTTGTTCCTTATCTGAATAAAAAACTAGCAGATGCTCAGAAGAAGGGAGAGATCCCTAAGATTCCTAAGAACATTGTCAAACCTACAATCGTTGCAGGTATCAATGCACTTGGTCGCGGACAGGACAGAGAAAGTCTCGGTCAATTCCTAACAACACTTGCACAAACTCTCGGTCCCGAAGCTATTTCACAATTCATCAATACAGATGAGGTAATTAAACGGCTTGCTGCATCACAAGGTATTGATGTACTTAATCTTGTACGTTCAATGCAAGAAGTACAGCAGGAACAAGCTGGCATGATGCAACAACAAATGGCAATGCAACAACAGCAGATGCAATTGATGCAATGAAGACACCTGCAATGGATCCATCTAAAAATGGAGAACTACAGGCACAAGAAATGGCAATGGCACAGGAACAACAACCACCAATTCAATAAGTAATATATGGCAGAAGTAATGTCAATGCTCTCTGACGAAAATAGTCAGGGAGAACTAAATGCAGACGAACAAGAATCTCTGCAGATCGGAGAAGAGATGGAGCAGCAGCAAGAAACAATGCTTGCTGGTAAATACAAAAATGCTGAAGAGCTTGAATCTGCTTACATCGAACTCCAGAAAAAACTAGGTGCTCCTAAAGAAAGTGAGGAGTCCGAAGAAACTACAGAAACACCAGAAAAGGAAACAGAAGAACCTTCTGCTGACTCATCCTTATTTGATCGTCTATATGAAGAATCAAAAGGTGAGTTCACTGAAGATACTTTGAAACAGCTTGCTGAGGCAAAGCCTGAAGATCTTGCGAAAATGTATCTTGACTATAGATATAATAATACACAAGACAAGCAAGTACTTACTGAATCAGATGCCAGTAATCTAAAGAACTCTGTGGGTGGCGACAAGGCTTACTCGCAGATGTTGGAGTGGGCAAATGACAATCTCAACGAACAAGAGATCAGTATGTATGACTCCGTTATGGATTCAGGCAATCCTGGTGCTGCTTACTTTGCGATGCAAGCCCTGTCTTATCGGTACAAAGATTCAACCGGTGTAGAGGGAAACCTTCTACAAGGTAAGGCAGCTCCAAATAATACAAGAGGCTTTAAAAGCCAAGCCGAAGTGGTGACTGCAATGCAAGACCCACGCTATGACCGTGACCCTGCTTATCGACAAGAGGTCATGTCAAAACTTGAAAGTTCAAACGTTAAAGCTAAATAGAATAAGGGAGGTGCAATTCCTCCCCTAGCTCTAGACAGCCAAGTCTTTAAAATGGTCTTACTTAATTGCTTTACTTAAACCATGAACTATTACTTAAATGACCGCTGTACTTTCAAGACAGAAAAACTAAATAACTGGGAAGCCTTTTGTAACTGGGTTACCTCTACTAACAACCGTCTTTATGTCGGTTGGTTTGGAATCCTTATGATTCCAACATTACTAGCAGCAACCACTTGTTTCATCATTGCATTCGTTGCAGCACCACCCGTAGATATTGATGGCATTCGTGAACCAGTTGCAGGATCGCTCCTCTACGGAAATAACATTATATCGGGAGCAGTTGTCCCGTCTTCAAACGCAATCGGACTTGCACTTCTACCCCATCTGGGAAGCAGCAAGTCTCGATGAATGGCTCTACAACGGCGGACCATTCCAACTGGTCGTCTTCCACTTCCTTATCGGTATCTACTCTTACATGGGACGCGAATGGGAACTTAGTTACCGACTAGGAATGAGGCCTTGGATCTTTGTTGCATACTCAGCACCCGTGGCAGCGGCATCCGCTGTCTTCCTTGTTTATCCCTTTGGACAAGGTTCTTTTTCAGATGCAATGCCTCTTGGCATTTCCGGTACCTTTAATTACATGTTGGTCTTCCAAGCTGAGCACAATATTCTTATGCATCCTTTCCATATGCTTGGTGTTGCCGGCGTATTTGGTGGAAGCTTGTTCTCAGCTATGCATGGAAGTCTTGTCACATCTTCACTTGTTCGTGAGACGACTGAAAATGGTATCAGAACTATGGTTATAAATTTGGACAAGAAGAAGAGACGTATAACATCGTCGCTGCTCATGGTTACTTTGGTCGTCTTATCTTTCAGTATGCTTCTTTAATAACAGCCGTAGTCTCCACTTTTTCTTGGCTGCTTGGCCTGTGGTTGGTATTTGGTTTACTGCTCTTGGGTGTAGCACTATGGCTTTCAACTTAACGGATTTAACTTTAATCAATCCATTGTCGATCATGGGGACATGTCGTCCCTACTTGGGCTGACATCTTAACCGTGCTGGTCTTGGAATGGAAGTAATGCATGAGCGTAATGCTCATAACTTCCCACTTGATCTTGCAGTCTTTCTCACTACGATCTGCGTTCGGAGATCAGCCGCAAGATCGGCTATGCCCTCGCAGAAAAGTATGACCGTTTGATCTTCCGTGCAGTTGCTCGTGGTGCTCGTGCAGCATCCCCAGTAAGTGCAACCGGCTTCGTTGAGCCCGGTGGTACACAGATCCGTGTTGGTTCTTCTGCCAACGAATCTGATGCTTTCTCTTCTACCGCATTGGTTGCTGCTTTCTATGACGCAGCTGCTGCAATGGACGAGAAGGGTGTTTCTAGCGATGGCCGTTGCGCTGTCCTGAACCCACGTCAGTACTACGAATTGATCCAAGCTGTTGGTTCTAATGGTCTTGTGAACCGTGACTCTCAGGGCACTGCTCTGCAAGGCGGTAACGGCATCATCGAGATCGCTGGTATCCACATCTACAAGTCAATGAACATTCCGTTCCTTGGCAAGTACGGCACCAAGTTTGGCGGTACTACTGGTCAAACCTCTCCTGGCAATACTGGTGATTTCATCGGTCCTGCACTGGAAGATGCTTCAGGTGCTACTACTGGCATCAACAATGACTACGGCACAGCCGCAGAAGTTGCTGCTACATCTTGTGGTCTTATCTTCCAACGTGAAGCAGCCGCTTGTGTTGAAGCAATCGGTCCTCAAGTACAAGTCACCAGTGGTGATGTCTCCGTGATTTATCAGGGTGACGTTATCCTTGGTCGTCTTGCAATGGGCGCAGATTACCTTAACCCTGCTGCAGCTGTTGAGCTGTATGTTGGCGCTACTGCACCATCTGCATTCTGATTTAAATACTCTTTTGGGGTCTCTTCGGAGGCCCTTTTTTTTACCTTAAAATATTATGGCTTTTCCTACCACTAATGCACAGCGAGAGCTGCCAGCTGTAAATCAAATACTACAGTCATGTGGTCAAGCGCCTGTGACTACCCTAGATCAAACCAACCCGGACGTTGCGATTGCCTATCAGACTTTGTTAGAAGTCTCACGGGAAGTACAGGCGGAAGGATGGTCATTCAATAAGGAGTATCACTATGACATGACTCCTGACTCTAATAATGAAATCTCGATTCCAAATAACATCTTGCAGATTGATGCAGCTAAGAATGCAGCTAATGCACAGATTGATGTAATCAGACGAAGCGGTAAACTATACGACAAAGCTAATCACACATATACATTCACCAAGAAAGTATCTTGTGACATCACTTGGCTATTTGATTGGGTAGATATTCCTACACCAATCGCTGACTTTATTACAAGTAAAGCAGCAACTACAGTGTCAAGCCGAATTGTTGGAGATACAGGACAGTACGAAATGCTCAAGCAAAAAGAGACTTTCAATAGAGCAATGGCTATGGAATATGAATGCAATCAAGGTGACTACACCTTCTTTGGACATCCCGGCGAAACAAATACATACAACAGCTACAAACCGTACAACGCGCTTTATCGTTAAATGCCAGCAGTAACTCAACGGATACCTAACTACCTTGGTGGAGTATCTAAACAATCAGATGACAAAATGCTTCCCGGTCAGGTCCGTGAGTGCTACAACGGATTCCCTGATGCAACATATGGTCTTACAAAAAGACCGGGCTTCAAGCATATTGCAAACCTAGGAACAGGTTCAACATATGATGATGCTAAGTGGTTCTACATCAATAGAGATAATGATGAAATTTACATTGGTTGCATCAAAGGATCAGATATCTATATTTGGAATGCTGTAACCGGTGCGGCATGTACTGTTACATACGGCACTGGTGCTCAGGCATACCTTTCAGGAACAAAACTAAATTACAAACTACTTACTGTACAAGACACCACACTTGTAATTAATAACGATGTAACGGTTGTAGCACAAGCTACTCCAGCAACTACAACAGACGGTACTGGTACTGTTGTTTTAGAAAGTACAATACCTGAAGCTAAATATTACATCGAAATTAACGGCATTGAGTTTACAGTAACCGCAGACACTACTGACTACTCATTTGATGATGTACTAACTGAAAAAGCCGGTGCAAACATTAAAGATGCAATTACAACTGGTATTGCAGCACAGCAAGCAGCTAGCAATGCAGACTTTACTGGAACTTGGACAGTAACCAGAAACGGAACTGCAAGTCTTGACATAACACGAGTTGTAAGTGGAACACCAACATCATTTATATTAAAAGTTCGGGGAGGCTTATCCAACACTGGAATCTCTGCTTTCCAAGACGAAGTATCTAGTATTGGACTTTTGCCTATTGAATCTTATGATGGTCATAAGGTAAAGATTGTTAATACCATCACCACTACAGATGACTATTACGCAGTCTTCAAAGCTGACAACAGTGTAAATGGTAGAGGTTACTGGGAAGAGACGATATCACCAAACGTGTCGCCTGGTTTAGATAACTCAACCATGCCTCATGAATTAATCAACTCATCAACAAATACTTTTGTATTCCAACAGATTAACTACGATGATAGGTTGATTGGCGATGAAGTAACTAATAGCCACCCAAGCTTTGTAGGTGAGAAGATCTCAGCAGGTTTCTTCCATAACAACAGATTAGGCTTCCTGTCAAAAGATAATGTATGTATGAGCCGTTCTGGCAAGTACTACAACTTTTACTTTGAAACAGCACAAGCAACACTGGATTCAGATCCTGTAGACATTAGTTGTTCATCAATTATTCCTACATCACTGTATGCAGTACTACCTACAGCACAAGGTGTAATTCTGTTCTCTGCACGTCAGCAGTTCATTCTGTTCTCTGATAGTGGAGTACTTACACCAACACTGGCAACCATCAGAGCTATCTCTAACTATGAGATGGATAACACTGTAGACCCTGTTGATGTAGGTACTAACATTAACTTCATTAGTAAGACTCCTGGCTATACAAGAGTCTTCAGTATGGTTACCAAAGGACAGCAACAGAACCCACAAGTACTTGACCTATCACGTGTAGTTAAGGAATGGATTTCACCTAACATTGATCATTTGATTGCAAGTCCTCAAAACTCAATGATTGCACTATCTTCACAATCTGGTAAAGAAGTATTTATTTTTAGATACTACACTGATGGTGAGAAGAACCTAATGGAGTCATGGACAAGCTGGTTCATGCCTGGTAATACACAATTCATGAACATCGACTCAGATGACATGTATTCAGTTACTAAGCAAGGCAACCAAGTAGTGCTACTAAAGGCAGCTTTAAGCCAAAGTCCTGAACAGGCAATCATTGTGAACAACAGAGGTCAAAGAGTTAATCCTTGTATGGACTTATATGCAACAGCATCTAGCGTTGTATATGACACAACCAATAATCTATCTAAATGCTACTTACCTTACAATGATGTATCAGAACTTACACCAGTTCTAATTATCAAAGGTAATACAAGTACTGGTTCATTTGTTGAATCAGGCTTCACCATTACTCCAGAACGAAGTACTGATGGTACGGGACCATACTTCATTGTGCCACAGAAAGATCTTACTAGTAATGCTAGTGATGTCATCGTAGGCTTTAAGTATAACTTTGATGTTGAACTACCTACTACATACTATCGACCTGAAGAGAAAAGTACAGACTTTACTGCAAGCCTAGCTATTGCAAGAATGAAGTTCTCTGTAGGACTTTCAGGTAACATGAGCTTTAAGGTAAAACAACAGGGAAGAATCCCATATAGCATTGATTTTACTGGTGATGGATCTACAACTACATTTCCATTTAATAAACGAGATCTAGATTACGAAGACAGGAGTGATGTAAAGATTACAGTGAATGGTATCGCTACTACAGCATTCAGCTTTAGTAACGCTACAACGATTGTATTCAGTTCTGCACCAGCTGCTAATGCAGTAATCAAGATGTATATCGATGAATGGTTCCTTACAAATCCAGTCATTGAAGCAAACAACTATCTAGCAAATGACGTGCCATTAGACAACGAAACAGTGTTTACACTACCTGTACACCAGCGTACAGAAAACTTTAAAGTCAGGATGTTCAATAATTCACCATTCCCTGTTGCTGTAAACGCAATGATGTGGGAAGGAAACTATGCCCCACGATTCTATAAGAGGAAGTAAAGATGAGTATTCTTGGATTCTTTGGAGCAAACGATAGGAACAAAGAAAAGATGAACGCTGAAAGAGGCGCATCTAAACGAGCAAAGCAAGAGTGGGAAATATACGAAGCAGAGCGGATGGGCAAGTATGTATTTGATAGACAGCAGTACGAAGCTCAGGTTCAATCCAATGAAGATAATACAAGATTTCAAGAACGAGAAGTTCTAGAAAATTACAACCAAGCTGTTAAAAGACAGAATTTTGAATTTGATACAGCTACCCGCGTATACGATCAGTCAGTAAAACAAGCATATAATCAAAAAGCTTTTAATAAGATAGCTGAAAGTGCTGCGTATGCAGAACAAGACCTAAAAAGGAAAGATGACCTTTTGTCGGTAATGTTCGATGAAGCTGATACAATTCTCAATTATAACTACAATACAACAGGTCTGAAAGTAGACCGAAGTAATAAGCTCGTTCAAGCTGATTTTCAAGAATCACGGAATGAAACTAAGTTTATTGGTGATTTAGGTTCTTACGAAATTGAAAGACGTAAAGCACGTAGTGAAAGCCAGATAGAAGCTCAGAAAGCAATCCTTGATGGCATGAAAGCAGCTGGATCTATTCGTGCAAGCGGTACTGCTGGTAGGTCTTCAGCTAAGGCTGTACTGGGTGTGATGGCTGAATCAGGTGCATTGAGAGCAGCGATTGCAAATGGCTTGATGTATGCCGAGCAAGGTGTCGATCTAGGCATTGCACAGCTAAAGGATATGTTGATCCTTGATCAGACAATGGTATTAGCTGCAAGAGATGCTGCTAATAATGAATATACGTTGAAAGACAGTAAGTATGATGCATCCTTTGATGTGGATAAAATTAAAATTTCTGCAACAAGACAGAGCATTAATCAAAGAGATGCGATTGTAAGAAAGAATATTGCTAACGCTAGACGACAAGCAGATATGCAGGCAGAGGCATCAATGATGCTTGAACCACGCCGTCTACCTGCAATTACTAATCCAGCAGAGTTTTACGCAGAATACGATAATCCTGAAACAGAAGATTACGTAGAAATGTTCGTAAGACCAGAGGTTGCAGAGTTCCCTGAATACACCCCATCTCTTCGACCAGATTACGAAAGAGATTTCCGTGGAACATTAGGTCGTGAAAATGTAGCGTCTTCTAACTTCGGAGATATCTTGAAGATTGGTGGAATGGCTGCATCTGCTGTTGGCACTCTTGGCACCGCAGGTGTAATTGGATCTGCTGGGAAGATATTTGGCATCGGCGCAGGGACATTTTCAAGTATTGGGACAGGTTTAACAAATTTCAGTTCAAGTTTCTATCCTAATTATTCGAGGTAAATGGCACAATTTAGATCATCTGCTAGGGAAGGAAGTTTTTCTGATAACCAGTTAAAAGTCCCTAGTACTACAGATAAAATTCAAAGAGAAGCACAGCGGCAGCTGTCTGGTATGGATAGAGCGCAAGCCTATCAAAAAGAAAACCAAAGAATCGCCTTACAAGCGCAGAAACAAGCGCAAGGTATACAAGAAAATTTTCGTAAAGCTGCAAGGAGTGTCAGTAGTGACAACAATGAAGCAGAAGCAAAGTATACAAAGCAAGCTTACGAAAGAGAATTACTCAAGCAGCAAAACGAAGCTAAATATGCGATAGATACATTTGGAGCACTTGCAAATTTCTCTAAAACTGCATTTGATATTACGGCAGGTATTATCAAAGAAAACAAAGAGGTACAGCAAAAGGCAATTAATCAAATAGCCTTTACTCACAATTACTCACACAAAGATTTATTAAATGCTAAATTAATAAATAGTGATGTATCAAATGCAGAAATGCAAAGAACAAATATAATTAAACAGTATTTAGAAGAAGGTAAATCTCAAGAGTTTATTAACGCTTTTGACCAGCATCTAGTGAAAGGTGGTGGATACAGAAACTACATTGCAAATTCAAATGTATTAAGATCGCAAGCAACAATTAATGCTGAGATAATTCAAGATATAGTTAATGATCCCAAACTATCAATAGAAGAAAAACGCAAGCAGATAGCAAGTGCTGAAGCAAAGATGCGTGGTGAATTAGCAGTTGATGGGGAAATACCGGGACAACCAATACTTGAGAAAGCATATAACCCTACAATGCGTCGTACTCTAGACAGGGCAAATCAAGTTCTTAATGGAGAGACAAGAGCAAAGCTAGAGACAGACGCAGATAGAGATAACCGTGCAACTATTTATGATGTTGCATTCAGTGGTGGGTCGTTCAATGCAAAAGGTGTGATGGATTTGATTTCAAACAATCCTAGACCTAATGCAATGAATGACACGATGGAATATTTGGCGACTCTCAATTTAAGTGAGGACCAAATTGAACAGATATTCAAAGCTCCAATAACAAAAGACGGTAAAGTTGGAAACATTAGAAGTTTTGGGTATACAACAGCTATTGCAACACTAAATGCTGCAAGAACAAAAGCTAGAAGAGAAACTCAAGAAGTACAGGCATTAGAAGCACAGGAGAAGCAACTTAGTGCAGAGATGCAAGTCAATGAACTTGCACAACAACTAGCTACTGATGATGGTCGAGTTGACAACAAAGACTACAGAGATATATCAAACTTATACTATGAATTAGCTGGTGCTGGTGCTGATCCAAAATATCTTGAAGGAATTAAACGACAGACAATTGATGCTCAATTAATGCCTGTGATGCAAGACCAGCTAGAAGAGGGACGTTTAAATAAAACACTAAGTGTAAAAGAACTTGATCGTATTAATCCACCTAAGATTCTTTATGATCAATACATTGGAGCTGCACAGCGTCTAGATGCAATTAAAGCAACTCCCCAATACAAGGAACTTGGTACTTATCTAGAAGGAAGGATTACCAATAATATCAAAGATCTACCTGATATTAAATTCAAAGATACAGGACCACAATCCGATCAATTCAATTGGTTTGTTGGTGAAAGAACAAAAGAAGCTAAAAAGAATGTCATTGATTTAGTAACTGGTGGTATGCCGATAGCAGAAGCAATGCAAATTGTTGGCACTACTGCAGCTAATGACGCTAAAGAGTTTATGGCAGACAAAAAGAACTTTGATGGTTTTACATTAAAGTCATACGAAAAGATGGTTGATGAATCAACAAAGGCACAACTAATTGCTCAACGTAGGGTAACAAAGTTCAAGGGATTGACTAGAGCCAAACAGAAAGATATGGCTGAAGTACTCAATGCAATTGGTGAAGCACCCTTAATTGCAGCATCTAAAAAATTAGCAGAAACTGGAAACAGTGAAGTATTAAATGTCATCGGTTCAAGGACTGGAATGACTGCATATGAAGTTCAAGAGAAATTAGCGGAGGTAAATCCTAACATCGAAGCAATACCCATGAATCCGACCTATGTAGAAATACAAGATAATTGGTCGCCAAAACAAAGATATGCTTTTACAAGCGATAAAGTAAGTAATGAGCAACGATTGAGAGAGCTACAACAACAAGTAAATCAATTTCAAAATAGGAATAGTTTCCAGCCTAGGGAATCATTTCAGGCAAGTGGAGAACGTTATCAATCAAATGGATCAGGAGTAATTAATCGAGCTGGAAACAATGATGTGAACAATCTAGCAAAAGAAGGAGCTAACTTAATTAATTCACTGACTGATCAAGATTACAATGATCTAGCTTATGCAATTAGCAGTGAAGCAGCACTTGGTACTGATGATGAATTTGGTGTTGCAGCAAACATACTTACACGACTAATGGTGGGTGGTTTCGGAAACAATATCAATGAAATCATTAATGCACCTGGACAATACGAAGGTGTTTACTCCGGTGCGTCTGCAAAGAAAGAATCATCCGTAAAACAGGCAATTGCTAAAAGTCTTAAATCTGATGCTGGTAAATTAAAGTTATTGGAATTTATCAAAAGACTGGATGGACGTGCATTCTTTAAAGGACAGGCTCTTTTAGGAAACCGTGTACCGTCCGAAGATCCTATGTTTGCTGACAACGGTAACTTTTATCACAGATAATCTGGGATTTATTAAATGAATGAAGAAGAACTGCTGCAAAGTCAAGGCTTTGAAAGCATAGAACAACGCACCCAATGGGAACAAGAACTTAGGGAAGCAGAAGAGGAAGAGGAAAGGTTAAAGCTACAGGTGGCTGCTAATGAAGAACAAGCAGCTATGGCTGCATCAATGCCACCTGTACAAGAGCAACAGCCAGTACAGGAACAACCGCCTACCCAAGCAGAACCTGGAAGGGCACAAGCAGTAGAAACCAGTCCATTTAAAAATGAAGACGGTACTATTGACTACGACAAGATTGATCAGTACGGGGCTGAAAGTGATATGGATGTTGTCGCTGGCATCCAAGACTTTGTTTCTGGAACACTTAGCCTAATCCCTGGTATAGATATCAAACCTAGACCTAAGTTTGAAAATGAAGTAGCACAATCAGTAAGGGAAATCTCTTCTGTTGTCTTACCAACAATGCTATTAGGCGGAGCTGGTTCAGCTGGACTAACTGCACAAGCAGGTAAAGTCAATACTGTTAAAGGATTAAAGCACTTAAACGATCCATTTGTTAAATGGTTAGGTAATACAGCATTTCAAGCTGGTGCTGGTGCATTTGTTGATTATGCGGTTCCAATGAACCAAACAGATGACAACCTAGCTGGAACACTTAAGAAGACATACCCAAGAAGTTTAGGGTGGATTCCAGACAATGTGGCTACATTGGATGGTGAAAGTCCTGAAGTAAAACGTGGTAAGAATGTCTTAGAAGGTGCCTACCTAGGCATTGGAATAGATATGATAATGGGTCTTAGTAAGTTGATGAAAAGAGTGGATGATACCCACGACCTTGTTAGACACACACCTGAAAATGAAAAAGCTAAAGAATGGTTTGATAAAAATATAGAAATAGATAAAACACCAGAAGATGTAATCGAAAGATCAGCTGCAAAACGCTCTACTGAATTAGATGAAGTAGGTTCTTTTAACTTCGACAAGTCTGTAGATCCAAATGAACCAATATTTGGGTATCACGATGCATACGGATACCCAGAGACTGGTATTAGATCAGTAGATGATCTTGGTATTGTTGGGGCATCTATTGATGCTGCACGTATTGACGGCAACCTAGGAACTGTCTACGGGCGTGTAGGTAGTGTCATGTCGGAAGGTGCTCTTAAATTTGCTAATGAAACCAGTGAGAATGCAAGACTTGTAATTAAAGGACTAGCGTCTACATTACAAGATGCAGGTCAATACGGTTACAAAATTGATGACAAGAGATACCTAAGTTTTAAAGAGATCGAAAATGTTGGCCAAAAGTATGCCGATGATTTCTATGAAATGGATCTACAAGAATTACAAAAAACAATCTATCCTGGTTCAATTTATCAAGGCAAAAATGTATCTACTGGAACACCTGAGCTAACTGATGAAGGATATCAGGGAGTCATGGGTGCAATTAAGAAGTACATGGATGACTTTGTAAATATGGATGAGGCTAAAGCTACTGCTTATGTCGGCACTTCCATGGCGGGACAAATCAGTGATATGGCTCAAGGCATGAGATTGACTGAGGGTTCAGGCTCTATCCAACGGGCACAAGAGCAAATTTTAGACCGTGTTGAGTTCCTGATGGCTCAGAAAGGTATGACTTCTTATGTTCGTGGTAGATCCTTGAATATGTTGAACATCTGGAATCGGATGACAACACAAGGTTCGCGAGCATATGATAATGCAACTAAGAAACGTCTAGAAAATCTAGTCAAAGGTGAGAAGAATAAAACACTCGCAACTATGGAACGTATCAAGCAGGAAACTGCAGAAACGATCGATGGTTTACGGGCAATTAAAGACTCTAACCCAGAGATGTTGTCACCATTAATGATGGCATATGAACTTACTGATGGTAATGTTAAAACAATTAGTTCATTAAACAACTATGTAAAACAATCAACGTCAATTTGGAGTAAAGCATTCTTTGATGGTCAACCTGAAATCCCTTCAGTAATTAACCAAGCATTTTATGCAAATGTGTATAACGGTGCATTGAGTTCTGCATCTACTCCAATCAAAGCAGTATTTTCCGGCAGCCATTTGCTAGTGGAGAAGCCGCTAAGACATTTTGCTGGTGCATTGATTACTGGTGATCTACGTACAGCACGAAGAGCGTTGTATCAATACAGCAGCATGTGGGAGACTCTAACAGGAGGTCTAAGTTATGCAAAGCAAATCTTTAAAAGATCCGCTCTAGATCCAAATGTAACTGCTGTAAGAGATGATATGGGTCTTAAGAACCAAGGACAGTTAGATATTTTAACTGCATTTGCTGATGCTAAGGCAGCCAAAGGTGATTATGGACCACAAATGTTGATGGAAAATATCACCGCAATGAATGATTTAGCTAATCATCCAGTTCTCAGGATGGGTACTAGATCTATGCAGGCAATGGATGGATTTATGGATTCATTGATTGCTAATTTTGAAGCCAAAGGTAGAGCCTTTGATAATTATACTCAAAACGGTAAAGTAAAATTTAATAGAGCTGAAGCAGATAAAGTAGCAAAAGATGCTCACGCTGAAATGTTTGATGAGAACGGCATTATCACGGATAAGGCAGTTAAAAAAGCCTCTGGTGAGATGGCGTTTAACTTAGACAATGCTGCTAATGATGATGCGTCAGCACTTATCAGAAGGATGCCAGTACTAAAACCATTCATGTTATTTACCAAGACACCACTTAATGAACTAAAGTATACTGCTTCTTACAATCCATTATCACCTGTCCTCGGTACATTCATGAAAGACGTGAATGTATTCAAGCATAAGTTTGATGATATTGAAACGGAAAAAGTAATGGAGATACTGACTCAAAGAGGTGTTGATGTTAGTGATCCGCTTCAAGTCAAAGGTAAGTACAACGAACTAAGGGCAGACATGCTCGGAAGGAAAGCGTTAGGTACATTAATGACAGGCAGTGCCGTTGCTTTGTTTATGGATGACAGGCTTCACGGAGCAGGTCATTACAATAGACAAGTACAGAAGACAAGAGACAAAGCTGATTGGAAGAGAAATTCTATCCGAGGCTTTGATGATAAATGGTATAGCTATGAAGGCTTAGGACCAATTACGACTTACCTTAGTTTGGTTGCAACCATTGGTGATAACTTTGATGTATTAGAACCAAATGATCTCGGTAACCTACTTGGAAAAACTGCCTTTGCATTTGGAGCTTCATTCAAGGATAGAACTCATATGGCTGGCTTAGAGCCATTTTTTGATGTTTTACGTGGTGATGTAGGTGCTATTAATCGTTGGGGTTCAGGATTCCTTACTTCAGCAGCAGTACGTGGATCCAGTCAAATGGCAGAGATTGCACGGTTGACTAGACCCAGGTATTGAAGCTCAATCAATAATGAACTTGAAGCAATGATTATGAATCGGTTGCCTGGTTTGAAAGGCATGTTTACCTCCACAAGAATACGATTGGATAGAAGGTGGACTGAAGTTAATGTACCCGACAGCATCTGGGCACGTTTACGTAACACTTATACACCGTGGAAGGAAAGCGGGAAGATAACACCTGAAAAGCAATTTCTTATTGATGTTGAGTATGACGCTACAGCATACTCTTACGTACAAACGGGCAAGGAGAGAAACTAAGTGCTGCTGAACAGTCTGACATCCTAAGCATAATGGGTACGAGACGGTCTTATGGAAAGAAGGTATCAAACGAAGTAATGAATCAAACTACTAAAGGAGGTAAGGGATTCAGACAACGATTTAAAGAAGGTCAGCATCTAAAGGTCTTACCGAGTGGACACTGCGACGGCTGAAAGTTTACATTCAATGAGCTTGATGCTGAACTGACGAAGAGCTATCGGCTGATGCAACAACAGGTTCTAAGAGCTTTCACCGACTGTCAGACGTAGACAGTACGTCCGAGAAAGAACTTCTGAGTACCTAAAGAGAGGTCAACAACAAGAAGCGCTGGAATATCTGGAATACACAAAGAAGCAAGTATGGTATCTAAAGCGTAATGGCAACTACACAAAACACATACACAGGAGATGGTTCGACTACGAACTATTCTTTTACATTTGAATATATTAAACAAGCAGATGTCAAGGTAACACTTGACACTGCAGCTACAACTGCATACACATTTGCTAACGCTACCACCCTGTCATTTACAACAGCACCTAGCTAAGTGGAGCTGCTATCCGTATCTATCGTGATACTGATATTGACACGCTTAATGCTACGTTCTTCCCTGGTTCAGCAATCAAAGCTGAAGATCTAAATAATAACTTTACTCAGACACACTTTGCTGTACAAGAGACTGATAACGAAGTAATTACTTCAAACACTACTGCAAACACAGCTAAGACGACAGCTGATACAGCATTAGCTAATAGTGCTACAGCTGTTACTACAGCTAACGCAGCTACAACTACTGCAAACACTGCTGATACAAACGCTAGTCAAGCACTAACTACTGCTAACGCAGCTGACGCGACAGCTACGACTGCTGAAACAAATGCTGCAGCAGCTGTTGTTACAGCAAACAATGCAGACACCACTGCCGGTAATGCGGTTACGACAGCAAACAGTGCTGTTACAACGGCTAATAACGCTGTAAGTTCAGCAACAACTGCTAATACAACAGCTGGTAACGCCGTTACAACGGCAAATAATGCGGTTGCAACGGCAAATAGTGCTGTTACAACGGCTAATGCAGCAGATGCCACGGCTACAACTGCTGACACTAATGCTTCAAATGCTGTAACTACAGCTAACTCAGCTACTACTACAGCTAATACCGCTGAAACAAATGCTGCAGCTGCTGTAGTAACAGCTAACGCAGCTAGTGCGGCTGCTTCACTTGCAGTGTCATTCTCTCTTGTTGGAAACGTAGCATCGATCCCTACAAATCCTGCAGATCAGGATCGCATCGAAATTGGCAATAGTGTAGGTCTTGGATCATTTACACCTTTGACAGGGGTTCCAAGTGGATTTGTTGGTAATTCAGGTTTGAGTGTAAGACTTGAGTATGATTTAACGAATACAACTTGGGTATGGATGAATTATTTTGCTAATGATTCTGAAGACCGATATGTATCCAAAGAATATACAAGTGCAAATATGCCAACAGGTAGTACTGCAGAAAGACCTTCAATACCAGCAGCCGGAATGTTGAGATTTAACTCAACAGAGGTTGAATTTGAAGGTTATGACGGCTTTGCATGGGGTGCTATTGGTGGTGGACTTGTCACCATTGATGCTGGTAATTTTAATACAGGCGGCACGCTTGTTACTACAGAAGAAATTTACGATGGAGGATCGTTCGACTAATGCCAACACCAACTGTTAGAACTCCCGTGCGTGTAGCACGTGGAACATACGCTAATTTAAATGCATCTGCTTCTGATATTCAGGAAGGGGAGATTTGTTATGCAACTGATCAAGACATTCTTTATGTAAAAGAAGGGTCAAACCTTGTCAATGCTTCACACATGGACATTACCCATAAGGCAGACCTTGCTAGTCCTAGTTTTACAGGTACTCCTGTATTTAGTGGAGACGGAGCAACAGCTGAGGGTGAACTTCAACTTAACTGTGCGTTAAATTCACACGGAGTAAAGATTAAAGCACCGCCACATAGTGCTGGCGCTACTTATACACTTACATTACCTGACGATACAGGAACAACTGGACAATTTTTGTCTACAGATGGTTCTGGTGGATTGTCGTGGGGAACAGTTAGTTTTGTAAGTCCTGCCTTTACCGGAACACCAACTGCTCCAACTGCTACTAATGGTACAAATACTACACAAATTGCTACTACTGAATTTGTAGAGACAAGAGTAGGTGGTGTAGATCTGACTACTAAAGCTGATTTAGCTAGTCCGACCTTTACTGGTGTACCAGCTGCTCCTACTGCAGCTACTGGAACTAATACAACCCAAATTGCTAGTACAGCTTTTGTGTTAGCAGAGCTTTTAGCAAACAGCACAAGTTGGACAGCAGTATCTACAGCAACTAATGCTGCTAATGATGGTAAATATCTTGCTGATACTAGTACAGCAGCCTTTACTGTTACGCTTCCAGCATCTCCAAGTGCTGGTGATATTGTCCAAGTAGGGGATGCAAAAGGTGCATTTGCTACGAACAATCTAACCGTAGGTCGCAACGGTTCAAATATCGTTGGTCAAGCAGCAGACCTTGTTGCAAACGTAGCTAATGCAGTTCTCACTCTAATTTATAGTGGTGATGCAACTGTTGGTTGGCTTGTTAAATAACTATCTTTATTACATAAATGACAAATTTAAATACTCTACCCGGATTTAGTACCGGTGGTGGTGGTGGTGGTACCACAGCATT